GTTATTGTTACTTGCATCTCCTGACATGAGGGTTTCGCTGATTCCAAAGCGTGTTGCAAGTGATCTAAGGTTTGCTTGGAGAACTTGGATAAGTCCAGCAGCGTCAACATTCGCCCCAGGGAATTCGTAGTCGATGTTCGCTGGTGCTGTGATGATTGATCCATAGCCAAACCTCTCCAATCCAATATTCTCTGTTGCACCCATATTATTGCTGCCACCAAGGGTAGCATCAATCTGTGAGTCAACAAGGCTCGCCATCGAGTCAGGAGCAACATTGTTTACTTTTCTAATCATCGCAATTTTAGCTCTAGCCTTCGCCATCGTGACTGTAGAGGCTAAAATATCTTCGCAATTAGTCAAATTCTGGAACACAGGATAGAAGGTGGTCAATCCACGCTTTGCGTTAGAATTAGTGCCAATCTTGATGTGTATGATCTCATCAGCAGGGATGAAGGTAGGTTCTCTAGATACACTAGGCTTTAGAATCACTTGATAACCAAGAACAGAGTTAATATCGTCTTCTTCGCACACGATGCCAAATGAGTCTTTTGGCGAACCAATGTCGGTTGCATACCCTCTGACTAATTCTGGCTCAATAAAGCGAATTACGAGCATTCCATTGGCTTGTGGGAACTTTCGTAAGAATACCTCTCCATCGACATGAAGTCGGTACACAATTTCATTCTCGACATCTACCATACTGTTGTATTCACGAAAAATGTCTAGTGATGCCTGACATCTCTTCAATAGATCCTCTGGAACTGGGTTCTTTAGATCGATTGAAGCAACCCGCCATTTAAATCCGGCAGACCCAACAACAAATGATTGAAAGCATTGAACTAACCCATGAGCAAACTCATTGGTAGCAAATACGAATCTAGCTCTATCTCTGATGCTTTTAAGCTGCCACCAAGACAGATAGATCGGAAGTTGCTCACCTGACAGGTAATTGTCTCTAACCGCTAATTGAGCGGGATTGACCCAACCACCCATTCCAGCATTAGGAAACTGAAACGCACCATATTCAGACGGATCGTTCCAAAATGGTCCCCATCCAGTCTGATAACTTCCTGTGTCATACGAAATAGACTCCGTGATCGATTTTTTCGACCTTGGAGTTCTATGGGTTGATTTCGGTGCTGGTTTTTTCTTTGCCATTTTTTAGTGACCTAATGGTTAACTGTTTAAGGTCACAAATCCGCTTAGAGTTCCAGATGTGTTTCCAGATACTGTCAATTTTATCCCTGCGGTACTTATCAACATACCATTTCCTTGTATAGCACAATAAAGTTGCTCATACATTGGAATATGAATTTTTCCAGACATTGCAGTTGTTCCATCAGCTTTAAAAAACTGAATAGTGCAATCACAATCCGGCTGCAACATAAATCCATGAATGTGACCAGCACCACTAGCAATGATTGTTGTTGTGCCTGGAATGGTTTGCGAAATCGGCATAGAACTGTCTGCTGGCATATAAACCTCCGGTTAAGATTTACACATTGTATTGGTTTTTATACGAATTGCAAGAGAAAATCATTTTGACGATTTGGGAAAAATAGAAAAATTTTTTGGATGCACTTTTGAATTTGACAAAATGAAACTTGACGGATTCAAAAAAAAGTCTCTGAGTTTAGGGTGGGGTGGGGGGTGTAAAATCCAACTCCAAATATTAATAGGGTAAACAAGTTTTGGATATCAATATATTATTATCATTCTATCATATTAGTATACATTAGGATTTTTGAATATAACAAATAAAATTAGAATCTTGATTCTATTATAGAAGTAGTAGAGAATGTACTAAATTGGATATGAATATATTATTATATAATAATATATATATAAATATATATATATATATTGATATATTGATATATATCTATCTGTAAGCATACAACACCCCCATTATCTACCATCCTAATCATCACACCTGGAATGGTACAAAATACCAATAATAGCATGATAGATACGATGGAATCGTGATTATTTTTTACAACCTATACTCCAAAATAGACTTAAATAGCAATTATTTTAAAAATAGTTTTATAGTCATAAAGCTATATATTGCAATGGTTTACGAAATTCTATCATGCTAAAATAGTTAGTATTTTGTAATATTTATTAAACTGGTATGTACAAATAAACCGATTCTTACTAACATATGAATATGAAGTTAACCAAGTGAGTTAACTAGACAAGTGTATCAGAATAATAAGGGGTTTATATCATGATCGTAATTAAGGTATTAGCATTATTAACTATGTTTGGTTCTGCATTAGGTGCAATTATCGTTTCTTCGGTATTGCTTGCATTCTCTACTAATAATCTACCACTTACATTATTTGTAATGGGAATTGAGATTATTGCTTTTTTTGCATTAGTAGCAAAAATAGATATCGAATTAAATAGGTAATAATCACAATGTTTAATTATTCAATCGTCTTGTTTACAATCGTAGTTTTTTTACTAACAATCATAGGCAATTAATCGAACTGGAGACATAAAATGTATATCACTAAATCGCAATGTTTTGGCAATTATATGGTTATCGGATGTGGATATCATACCGATGTTTTTGATATGAATACCGATAAAATGGTATTCGGTATTGACGCAATGGAAGCTAAAAATCATTGGGTAGCTTGTAAGAATAAATGCATAAAGCTAATCAAGGATAACGCAATAACAATTAACTAGTATTGTTTGCTAGTTATGGTTTTTCACACAATTTTTTAAGGATTATACTATGAAGATTAGAAATATTACACCTAGTGTTTATTATCCCGAACTTGACAAGATTTTAAGGGTAAACAGTATTCTATCTTCCAATATGAAATTGGAAGTAGATAAGTTAAATGGATATGAAGTATTGGGTATACAAATTGCCCCTAGTAATATTGGTGGGTATGAAGTTTGTTCAATGAAGTCTAAACAATGCGACAAGCATTGTATCTATATCAGTGGTAGGGGGCGATTCCATGCTACTAAAATGGCAAGAGTAGCAAGAAAGCTATTATTCTTTCAAGATCGTCCATTGTTTATTAAAAAGCTTAAAATAGAGATATTTAAGGCTAATATTAAGGCAAAAAAAGAGGGTAAAAAATTAGCTGTTCGATTGAATGTTTTTTCTGATATTATTTGGGAAAAAATTGCTCCCGAATTGTTTGAACAATTCAATGATGTAATGTTTTATGATTATACAAAAATTCCATCAAGATTGGACAAAAATAGACTTCCAAAAAATTACCATTTAACTTTTAGCCGTTCTGAAAATACTAGCGATAGAATGGTTCAAAAAATTGTAAATAGTGGGTTTAATGTCGCTATACCATTTTTTGCAAAAAAGAACCAATTACCTAAAAGCTTTTTAGATATTCCCGTTATTGATGGAGATAATAGCGATATTCGTTTCCTAGACTCTATTGGTTCAATAGTTGGACTATCTGCGAAGGGGAGCGGGAAAAAAGACGATTCTAACGGCTTTATTGTCAATCCTAATATCCCTAGGGAATTACCTAGATTTTTAGATTCTTTACAGTTGGTTTAATTGCCCCCAGTTTGTTTCTTTACTTGTTTTTTCTTGTTTCATTCTACCTATTTGGAGTTATTGCCATGAATATTTTGAACAATGAATTTTTGTACCGATTTCAAATTAATGATATTGGTATTATTTTAGTTAAACTTGCAATGGATGACGATGAATCCAAAAAACAGTTTAAATTCTTTAATGGTATTGCGTCATATAAAGTTATTGATGAATTAAAGAAGTTTAAAACCTTACTTCAAGCCCAACCATATTTAGAATCATTGTTTACAGATTTTAAAGATACTAGCTATTAAAATTAACACCCTTACCCTTATTTTCAATAGGGTATACCCTAAATTTCAAAGCTTAAAAATTTTACCTTATTGCCATGCTATCTTTTTAGATAGTGTGGCTTAAGGCAATAGACAAGGTATTTTTCCTTGTCATTATCGGTATTACTTAACCTTATTTGGAGTATCTCACAATGTCGAGTATTTATGGCAAGCCTAAAACACTATCTGATTTTAAGGCAATCAAGGCAATGCATCGACAAGGTAAAAAGCCTAGTGAATTACTAGATTTACATAATTCTAGATCATATTCACCACGAATAAAAACTTATTCACTAATGCGATTTATTGATTCTGATTACGATAATAATTTTAGGCCTAGAAATTGTATTACCATACCAATAGGGACTAGGCGGTCTAGTTATATTTCAAGAATTTATGATCATAAAAAGAAAAATTATACTGATATTCAATCTTGTTTTAAGCCATCGCATTTAAAATCTAATAATCATGGTAGATATTCAAGCCGATGCAAATATGATCGTTTTAGCTATACACCTATGATCCAATCATTTGGATATTTGATTAATAAAAGCACCATGTATTTTAGAACTGATACCGATGATGGCATTATTTCAAGAGTAATAAAAGCCCCCAGAGGATTTTATTTTGCCATTGATCACTTAGGGTTTAAAATCCAATCCAATAGCATTAAATCAATGGATTATCATTTTACTGCTCTAGACTTGTTACCATATGCGATTAAGAAAAACGATTACAAGAGCGGGCAATTAATGGTTGCTATAGCCAAGAGCAACCATAAGGCACGAAAACAAGTCGATCTAAAATCGGCTATCTTTTCAGATGATCCTAAAAAGGTAAACAAGGTTATTAAAGAAGCTGAACGGCTTCAAGTTCAAATATCTATTGTGGATAGTATCAGAGCGGGCAATTGTTTATCAGGCACACAAGTTTGGGCAATGCGTAATCATTTAAGCACTAGCAACCATTATCAAATACAATCGATATTCGATAAACTTGATGATGCAAACAAGGATCGAGTTAAACTTGTTATCCTTAGAGCAATTGAACGAACTAAAAACGAACTGGATAAAGGTTATTCAATGTTGAGAGATCATTACCTTGAATACCAAACTAACATGGATAAATTCCATTTTTAGGGCAACCCCTATTTTCAATAACCTAGGGGGTAAAATTCCTAGGTCAAAAAATTTTTTTGCCATCCAACCTGGAGAATCAGAAAAAAAAATTCGCTGGGTTCTTTTTGTGTGTTACGATTTTTATCATTTTTTTTACGGATGTTTACAATGAATAAGCTTAATACCAATTGTTTTTGCTGCAACAAAAAACAAACAAAAAACAATCCTTTGATTAAGGATATCGGTAGAATGGTATGCCAACCATGCCATAAAAACATAGTATCTGAGCGAAGATATTATGCATCAGCTTTATGGCATGGCAACCCAATAAAGTGACGAAATAGGGCCAACCCTGTTTCCCAATGCTATAGGGGGCAAAACCTATAGCGTAAAAATTTTTGGTGTGTTCGCCTGGTAAATGTGTGTTTAAAATTTTATCATTTTTTTTTGAAAGGAATTGTATCATGCTGCGAATAAATAAAGATAAGCCGATTGAATTGATGGAATGCGATAACGAGCGTGTAATCAAGCTGAAGGTTGGAAGCTTACATTGTATGCTACCAAACCTTGCAATCATCCGTAAGCTTTGGAATAATCGGGTGAAATCAGCTTCCAAGGAATTGCGAAGAGGATGGATAAAATGTGTACTGGAAACGCACCTGGCTAACCAAGATTTGTATATTCGTGTAATGAATGGACTGCTTTAAATATCATCAAACCCTGTTTTTTTACGAAAGGTTAGTTAAATGAAGATCATTAAAAACACTCTGGAAGTAATCACATCAGTATGGGAAGATCCTGGCGATTACCCAAACGCATTAGCAAGAGGCCCGCTCCCTTCTCGCCTATGCGTAGAAGACATCTCAGGTTACCTCTTGCTTCAGATTGAGAAACAAGATCAAGAGAACGAGGATTTCGAGGACTGCAAACCTGACGAAATAATGCAGTCCTTGATGGAAGATCACACCATTAGTGTTGATGGTGTAGTAATTACATCATGGCAGTTTTGTCCGAAAGAGCATCCAAATTCAAACGATGCTGCTGGGCTAGACCTTTGGAAGATCATCCCTTATAAATGGGATTCTGATAAGTTTGAATTGTAATAGACCCTGTTTTGCTGGAAGCTACCCCCTAACTTTTAGGGAAGCAAAAAGTTTTAATTCTTTTGAAAGGGAATTAACCATGACTACTTCTTCTATTTTATCTTCTAAATTCGCTGACAAAGGCGAACCCAATTACGATCCTAATCGCATCGTAACAATCAATTTAAAGGCATCAGAGGCTTATATTCTCAGGTTCATATCTGCTATCCTAGCTGATGAACGATGTACTGATGATGGTAGGACATCCATTATTAGTGGATGCAATGCCACTACACAGGATATGGCAAAAATTCATGGTAAAATATATTGCGATATTATGGGATGGAATCATTCGTATTTAGATTAATAGACCCTCTTTTTCTTCACCCTATAGACCAAACCTGTAGGGTGAAAATATTATTAAGGAAGCAATATGAAAAGACCTATTGAATGCTCTAAGTGCGGTAAGAAGATTGTAAAAATGTATGGCTATAAAGACCTATGCAACCTATGCCACACAAAGGGATTAAACCTGTCAGCAAGAGGTGCTGCGGAACTTAAAAGGCTAAACGATGAACTAAGAAAAGTTAAAGCCCAGCTAAAATCCTTGCGAACAACTTTAGCTAACACCAATCGTTCATTGAAAACCGCTGCAAAAGTTAATGAAAGGCTTAAGGCTGATCATCGTGCAAATTTCGAGTGGGATCTTGAAAGAATCAAACAATATAATAAGGAAGAATTATGAAAGTATTAGTTGCTTGCGAGTACAGCGGAACTGTCAGGGATGCGTTTAAAGCTAAAGGCCATGATGCTTGGTCATGCGATTTGCTTCCTACAGACAAACCAGGACAACACTACCAGGGTGATGTGATAAACTTTATCAGGAACAATCTTGGATTTGATCTTATGATTGCTCACCCGCCCTGCACCTACCTTGCATCATCAGGCTTGCATTGGAACAAACGCATTCCAGGTCGAGACAAACTTACCTTGGAATCATTAGAGTTTGTGACCCTCTTATTCAATGCACCTATACCCAAAATCGTACTAGAGAATCCTATTGGTAGAATCAATACAGCAATCAGGAAACCAGATCAAATTATTCAGCCTTGGATGTTTGGAGAAGATGCATCAAAGTCAACTTGTTTATGGCTTAAAGGTGTACCCAAGCTAGAACCAACTGACATCATAAAGAAAGACAGGTACGCAAATCAAACGCCATCAGGCCAGAACAACCTTGGCCCATCTAAGGATCGCTGGAAGCTAAGATCAACAACTTATCAGGGAATTGCAGATGCTATGGCAGCACAATGGGGATGATTAGACTAGTAAAAAGCACCATCAATCATGTATACTGTTAGCCTAAGAGGGTTCGTAAGACCCTCTTTCTTTTTGGCCCAAGGTATATATCATGGATGACAAAAACTTTTGGTCGTTTACAGACATCTCTGCTGACCTTGACCTAGCTTATACAACCATCAGAAGAAACATTGAAACATTTATAAAACAAAAGAAGATGAAACCTCTTACTAGAATGAAAGCAGAGAAGGGCCACTACTGCTCTGTCATGGACAGCACCCAGTACAGTTTATTTCGTGAGCTAATGAAGGGCCGAGCATCAGTAAACAAAGAAGATGAAGCGGTTAACAACAAGATATCTGACGATGGATTCTTCTACCTAATACTTCTTGTACCTGAGTTCTCGCAGGGAAGAATCAAGGCTGGATTTACATCAAGAATGGACTCCAGGTTCAACGAACATCTGATGTCAGCACCCACAGCAAAATTAATATACTCAACACCATGTCTACGCTCATGGGAAACATTTCTGTTAGCTTATGTTCATTCACATGGGGAAAAAATTAGATCGGAAGTGTTTGATGTTTTCAACACAAAGGATTTAATCAAAAACCTTAAGACCCTCTTTAAACAGGTGGGTAAACGAAAATGAATCACGGCAAAACATTCAGCAACATGAACTAAGGATTGCTCTTAGTTAAGGGAAACGCATTTG